TTATTCGACTACTTCAGGCACAGCTAGTTATGCAACCACTGCAGGAACCGCTGTAGGACTGTCAGGTTCAATCACAAAGTCTCAGGTCAGCGATTTTACTTCGGGAACTGTAGCAAGTGCAGGATTTGCAACAACTTCAGGCACAGCGGTTTATGCGACAACCTCAGGCACATCAGTATCAATCAGCGGATCTATTACTCGTAGTCAGGTCAGCGATTACGCTACAGGAACAGTCGCAAACATTTCGGGCACTGTTGCTCAAGCACAAGTTACATCTCTAGTCACTGATCTAGCGAACAGGGCTATTCTAAACGCTGCAAACACTTTCACTGCAGGCGGTCAAATAGTCACTTCAACAAGCGACACTGTAATGCCTCTTGTTTTGCGTAGAGCTTCAGCGACAGCTACAGCAAGCATCCTAGAATTTCAAACCTCTACAGGAACAGCCATCGCAACAGTTGATGCTAATGCCTATGGTAACTTCCCTAGAGTATCCGCAGGAAGTTCGGCTAACCTTGCATACGGTATTTTGTCACTTAACGCTGTATCAGCTGCAAATAAAGGTTTAGTTGCTAGAGCCGCAGCATCACAAACTGCTGCCATGGTTGAATATCAAAACTCTGGTGCTTTAGTTCTTGGTGGTCGTAATGCTGTAGGTCAAGCGTTTACAGGGTCGCCTGATGCTTTGACTACTTCTGTTGGTGGAACTATTCAATCTATTGCTACTGGTGCTAACCCTCTTGTAACTATGGCTTCAGCACACAACTTATCTACAGGTGATTTAGTTGTTTTAGCTTCGACAACAGGTGGAACTTATGACGGAAGTTTTAGAGTTGCAACAGTTCCTCTAACAACAACTTTCACTATTACTTCTGCTCTTACTACTGGTCAGGCTGGTGCAGCAGGTACGGTTTCTATACCTGCTCAAAAGAGTATTACTGCTAGAAGTTCAGGAACAAAGGCTTTAGTTATCAAAGGTGCAACAAGTCAGGCAACAAGCCTTGTAGAAATAATAGATGCTACTGGTACTGGTCTAATAACAGTTGATTCAACAGGTAATGGAAACTTTACAAGATTAACGGCAGGCACAGTAACAAACCTCGGTTATGCTGCCTTGTCTGTTAATACAGGTGCAACAGGAACTGCCGGAATTGTTGTTAGAGGCGTAGCAAGTCAATCGGCTAACTTACAGGAATGGCAAAACTCTGGTGGAACAGCAATAGGTGGTGTTACATCTGGCGGTAACGTGTTCGGTCAATACACAAAATCACTTGGTGCTAGAGCTCTCTCAGATGACACTGTCACATTTGTGACATCAGGCTCACGAAATATTCAACTCTGTGGTTCAACTGGTTCGTATGGTGGTGGAACTGCCGTAATTGGTATAACTAACGCTGCGAACGTTCCATCAACTAACTCAACAACAGGCGGTATCTTATATGTTGAAGCAGGAGCGTTGAAGTATCGTGGTAGTTCAGGAACAATAACAACTTTAGGAGCAGCATAATGTCTGAATTTCAAGTATCAAATGAATACAAGCTACAAACCCTTACACAGCGACTAGAGCAGTTGAATGTTGAGGGTTGGCATAACGAAGAGGCCAAGGTTGTTGCAGAAACTATTGGCAACACTGAAGAAGCAGATCGCCTAGTTGCAAACATTGCGATTATCAAGTCTGCTATCGTTGCGGTTCAAGCACAAATCGATAATTTAGCGTAAACCTCAATTTGCTAAACTAGGGTTATGGCTAAATACTTTGAACCCTTCCCAGCAAATACTCGTAACGATGAGTTCGGCAATCTAGCACCATACAGAAACGGCAGACCTCATAGAGGGCAAGACTGGAGTCCTAAAGAGCTCAGTCCAATCAAAGCAATCACTGACGGAACAGTTTTTCTGAACGAATGGTCAGATGGCTTAGGTTGGTTTGTTGTTCACAGTGCCAAGGATGGTATGTGGGTTTTGTATGCTCACCTGGCTAAACAGTCACCGCTAGAGAAGCAATCTAAAGTTGTTGGTGGTGAGACTGTTATCGGAAATGTTGGTGGAGGTAAGAAAACACCTTCTGGCAGTTTTTCAACAGGTGCTCATCTTCACTTGAGCATTGGTAAGGCTAACAAGTCTTGGAGTAACCCTGCAATACACCTTGCACCTTATGAGCAGTTAGTTGATCCGTTGAAGCACATCCTAGAAAATAAGGCGTAAACATGAAAACAGTTCAAGAAAGATTCAAAGCCGTTACAGGTGTTCTCTCTGAGTTGCTTTGGCGTGGGTTCGGTATTTTCCTGTTTATTCTTGGTGGTTCGGCTGGTGTTGGTGCAGCACTTACAGGTTCATGGATAAACGGTATTTTGGTTGCTTGGGGTACGTTGATGTTGTCTGTTATTGCAGCTATCGGTTATGCGATTGCCACTACTGGTCGAGTGTCTAGAGCAGATGTCGCTAAAGGTGCTAATGATGCCATTCAAAAGGCTGAACAGGCAGACACCAAGAAATAGGGCTAAATGGCGTGTAGAGGGCTTACAGAGCGTTTTTGAGCCTAATCTGACTCGTATCGTCTCAATCTTTTACGCTGTTCAGGGGTTGTGCCTCCCCAAATACCTGATTCCTCGTACATCCCTACTTTTAGGCACTTATCCATTACAGGGCATTCCATACAAATCTGTCTAGCCGTCTCGATGGCTTGCCGTTTCAATCTGCCGTCACCTGGCTGACCTAAATCTTCAGGGAAAAAGATTTCAGGCACTTTCTCGCATTCGACACCGCCGAGGTCTGTTATCGCTTCGTGTAGATCTAGTGTGATGCGATTTAGTTTGATGTCAGTGGCCATAACTAGAGTTTAGTTATGAGCATAGACAAAATAGACAAAATACTAAATGAAGCAACTCTACTCGGAGAGTTCGATAATCAGTCCCCTGAATGGTATGAGCTTCGCAATCGTGTAGGCGTTATTTCAGGCAGCGAAATCGGCACTATCTTAGGGTTATCGCCTTGGACATCAGCGTTGACTCTTTGGGCTGAAAAGACAGGCAAAATTGAACGCTCTGTCACACCTAACGTTGCGATGAGGTTAGGGACTCTTGTTGAGCCTGCAATCCGTCAGCTGTATGTTGAGCAACATCCTAAACATGAGGTTCGTGAGGTTGGCACTTACGCTTCTAAGCGTTACGATTGGATGCACGCTAACCCTGACGCTATTTGCATAGATGATGAAGGCAACGGTTACATCCTTGAGATTAAGCACACTGCGACCTATTGGGATAGTATTCCTGAAAACTATAAGGCTCAAGTGTTTTGGTATATGTATGTTTTTGATTTGAAGAAGGCTGTTTTTGCTGTAGTCAATGCAGGTCGCTATAAAGAATACGTTTTGCTTTGGGAAGATTTTGAGTTCCTAGCAATCTTGCATAGAGTTGTAAATTTTCGTCAAAATGTTCTCGACAACATTCAACCCGACTGGGATGGTTCAGAAAGCACTTATGAGACTGTCAGACAGTTATCGCCTGGTATTGAGTCTCGTGATGAAGAGCTTGGAACTCTTGGTGTCGAACTGGTGAACGCTCAAACAGATTTTGAGAAAGCAGAGTCACACTTGCGTGAAATGAAATCGAGAGTTATTAGTGCCTTGAACGGTGCAAAGAATGGTTGCATTGACGGCGAAGTTGTTGTCACATTATCTCAACGATCAGGTAATGCACCATTCCTAACAATGAAGAAAGCGAAATAAACATGAAAATAAGTGATGTAAAAGGTTTAACTGTTGGCAATAAGATTGCGATAGTTATTCGTAACGAGAAAAGTAAGTCAACAGAAATCTCTGGCATTTGTTCGGGCATTCAAATTCTACAAAATGACTGTGTTGGTGTGACTGTGACTGGTTTGACTCAGTGGATTTGGTTAGAAAAAAACATGAGCGTGACTTGGAGTGATAACTAATGGCGATGTTTGACCTATCCCAATATCAGACTGCACAAGAACGCATTGACTTGTTTTGGCAGAGATACCCTAACGGCAGACTCAACATTGAGCTAGTGTCATTCACACCTGAGCAGGTAGTGTTCAAAGCCGAGGTGTATCTAAATAGGGATGATGTTGATCCTGTGACAGTTGACTACGCTGAAGAACGCTTAGGTTCATCACCTGTAAATAAGACTTCGTTTGTTGAAAACTGTTCGACCTCTGCAATCGCGAGAGCAATCTCGTTACTTGGTGGAGAGTTCAGTCCTAAAGGTAAACGGCCTAGTGCCAGCGAGATGAGTAAAGTAAATAGGCTCAATGAACCTGCACCTGCACGAAACTGGGAGTTAGCACTCAGCAACATTAGTGACATTGAAGGGTTACGTTCTCTCTACAATGAGGCGAAACAAGGTAAAGCATCCACTGCTATTCTTGAAGCAATCAAAGGGAAGGCCGATGGAATCACTGGAGCTGCTAAAAACAATTAACATTCTCTCCGCAAACATTAGGGAGTTAGGTGAGTTGATTGTGGTGCTTCGTGATGAACCTGTGTTGCGAGGTAAAACTCTTGTTCGGCTAAATGAGCAGACTGTCAAACTAAACACGCTTATTCAATATATGCAGGATTAGGTGTTTTTGCTGTAACTGTGGTTAGATGTTTCTTACATAAATGTAAGGACAAAACATGACTGTTTCAAAAGATAACCCTGAACACCTTTTTAAGCCATGCTGTTGGTGTGCAATCCCTGTCAGCGTAAACCTCATAACTAAACGTAAACAACGCAACGCATTAGATCCTGAAGCGTGCCGAGACTGCCGAGATAGTCGCATAGACATACAGCGTGACAAGAAGTGGCGACACAAAACTCTCGGCTTGATTGTGTGTAACCCTTGGCCATACGATTTAGATGAGCTGTGGCGACCTATAACGGATGATGGCGACCTTTATCGACCTGGGGAACGTCTCTGTGGGTTGAAAGACTGTGTCAGGTTGGTGCATGTCATACCTCCTCAAGTTGCGACTATAAGTGATGCAGACATGATTTTGATGATGCACGAAATGCAACAACACAACAAGCGTGCTAAGGTTCAGGTAAAGTAAAAGTGAGGCCAGCCCTAGGAAAAGAACTGACCTCACATAACCGATAAATCGACTATCGGCTTTCTCATTTTAGCAGTGAGTAGCCGCAGAAAGGCTACAACTCATGGGATATAACGAGATGGATAAAGTTTGGGATGAATCTCAAGCTACAAAAACAGACAAGTTAGTTTTACTTGCAATCGCTCGAAGGTATAAACCTGGAGTAGGTGCATGGCCTAGCCAAGAGTATCTCGCCAAGATTTGTGGTGTTGATACTAGATCCATAAGGAACAGCATTACACGCCTTGAAGCGTTAGATGAGTTGAAGTGGAT